GTCACACCTCATGTCAAACGGACTATGCACCGCCCCGCATCTTGGACACACCCATCCGAACATTGCGGGATGATTCTTCTCTCTGTAACCCTCAGACCAACATTCCATACACAGTCCGTCTATGGTTGTCGTCGTCATTTCCTTACCACATTTTTTGCAATTCATTCTATTCCTCCTTCCGTCTTTTGTGAGTTGTTCGGTTTTTCCGAACAGGTCAGGCGGGAGCGAAGCCACTCTAAAGCATCACAAAACACGCCATAATAAGTTGAATCTATGATTATACCTATTCTTCCATCTTTTGTGTCACGTTGCATCGCTTGTTCTGCCTGCTTATTTATCTCTTCCTCGCTCGGCATCCTCTCGGCTATCCGCTTCTCCACCTCCTGATTGATGTAGTCTTCTGCCTCGTCTGCCGTAAATTGGGACTGATCTATCCGTAAGCAGATTTCGTCACGGACGGTGGCGCAATCAGACTCCGTACAAATACTACCCCATTTTTCGGCATAATTAAATAGCACATCAAATACCTGCCCCCTAATTAATTGGTTTTCCATGGCGTTTTTTGATTAATGTTAGTATTGAGCCTTCCGCCGATGCGTTTGTTTTATACCACTTTGTGCGGACAAGCATATCACAAGCCTCTTTAAATGCGAGCTTGTAAAGTATCTCCTTTGTGAACGGCTTCTCCATAATTAGTTCCACTTAAATGTATCTCCAAATGC